GTGACCAACGTGAACGGCACGACCGTCACCGTGGCGAAGACGCTGACTGCTTCCACCGCTGGTAGCAACTTCACCTTCGTGGGCTTCCCCGAAGTTCTGGTGAAGTGGAACCAGGGCTGGCACTCGTATCAATTCGCTACGGCGCTTGCTTAAGGAGTAATTCACCATGGCAATTTCTCGTGCCCAACTACTGAAGGAACTCCTGCCGGGTCTTAATGCCCTGTTTGGCATGGAGTACAAGCGTTACGGCGAAGAGCACAAAGAGATCTACGAAACGGAGACCTCTGAGCGTTCGTTCGAAGAAGAAACCAAACTGGCTGGTTTCTCTGCCGCCCCGGTTAAGCCTGAAGGCCAAGCCATTGCGTATGACAACGCGCAAGAAGCCTGGACTGCACGGTACAACCACGAGACCATCGCTATGGGTTTCTCCATCACCGAAGAGGCGATGGAAGACAACCTGTACGACTCTCTGTCGGCCCGTTACACCAAGGCTCTGGCCCGTGCTATGGCTTACACCAAGCAGGTCAAGGCTGCGGCCATCCTGAACCAAGGCTTCAATGCTGGCGTCACCTATGGCGACGGTGTGAGCCTGTTCTCGACGGCGCATCCGCTGATCTCTGGTGGCACCAACAGCAACCGCCCGACCGTGGGTGCTGACCTCAACGAAACGTCCCTCGAAAACGCCGTGATCCAGATCGCAGCGTGGACGGACGAACGTGGTCTGCTGATCGCTGCCAAGCCCCGGAAACTGATCGTTCCGCCTTCACTGCAATTCGTTGCGACCCGTCTGCTGGAGACCGAACTCCGCGTGGCGACCGCCGACAACGACATCAACGCGTTGAAGAACAACGGCTCGATCCCCGAGGGTTACACGATCAACCACTGGTTGACGGACACCAACGCTTGGTTCCTGACCACGGACGTGCCCAACGGTCTGAAGCACTTCATCCGTACGCCGATGTCTACGTCAATGGACGGGGACTTCGACACCGGGAATGCTCGCTATAAGGCCCGTGAGCGTTATTCGTTCGGCGTGTCTGATCCTCTGGGCATCTTCGGTTCGCCGGGTGCTTAATTAGGGCGTCGCATTTAACGGATGCGACTTTTGGGGGGAATCTGCAAGGGTTCCCCCCTTTTCTTTGTCCGCAGATGGCATATACTACGCCAACGGGGGTTGTATATGCCATATAAAACTGATGTTTGCGGGCTTTACAAAATAGTCAATCGGGTTACCGGCCAGTGTTATGTGGGCCAGTCTCAGAGAGTCAAGAAGCGTTTAAAGGAGCACTTCCGTCTTCTTAGGTGGAACAAGCACACCAACCCGCATTTGCAGAACGCTTACAACAAGTATGGCCAGGATGCCTTTTACGGCGCGGTTGAGGTTGAATGCAAAGACTTGTCTGAGTTGGACATGCTTGAAGAGTCGTTCCTCCAAGGCGATGCTTGGTTTGAAGAGCCAACTGTTTACAACATTGCCGACTTTGCAAAAGCGCCGATGCGTGGTAAAACCCACAGTGAAGATGCCCGCAAACGCATTCGACTTGGGCGCAGAGCAACGACGTTTGATTACCAGAGCGCAGGGTACAGAAAGACGCTATCGGACGCTCAAATGGCACGCTTTCACTCAGACCCGAAATTTATTGCCAAGTTGAAATTCATTCTTGACAATTCAGACCTGTCATACGCAGAAAGAGCCAGACGACTTGATGCCGATACGAGTTCGGTTCGCAGGCTGGCTATCAAGTATGCACATTTGAAAGGAAACATCTAATGGCTCAAACTCGATTCTCCGGCCCTGTCGCTTCTGACAACGGCTTCATTGGCGCTCTCACGGGTAACGTCACGGGTAACGTGACCGGTAACGTCACGGGTACCACCACCGGCATGCCCGTTCTCACGGCCTACACCACGACCACGCTGCCCACCGTTGTGGTTGGTGGTCTGATCTATGTCTCCAATGCCAACACCAACGCAGGTACCGTTTGCTTCGGCAAAGGTTCCAGTTGGATTGACATCAAGACCGGTCTGGCTGTTGTCGCCTAATAGGCCCGAAAGGAGCGCATCACCATGATGCAAACCGACGTTAAATCGGGCACAGCGGCGGCGGCAACCAGTACGGCTGTCACGTCGTTCCGTGCCCGTATTAAGGCGCTTGCGCTGACCTATACCTCCTCCGCCGGGAATATCTCGATCACGGACGGTAACGGTGGGGCTACGCTGTTCTCGTTCACACCGGCTGCTGCCGCAGGATCGCTATACATGCTGTTCCCTGGCGAGGGCATCCTTGCCGAGACGGGCATCTATGTGACCAACGGCACCGGCACCGCTGCAACGGTGTTCTATGGCTAAGTCCCCGGCATGGCAGCGTTCGGAAGGAAAGAACCCCAAGGGCGGCTTGAACGCCAAGGGGCGAGCCTCCTACAACGCCGCGAATCCAGGGAAGCCGGGACTGAAACCCCCTCAACCGGAGGGCGGTCCACGCCGAGACTCTTTTTGCGCCCGTATGAAAGGGATGAAAAAGAAGTTGACGAGCGCAAAGACCGCAAACGATCCGAATTCGAGGATTAACAAGAGTCTGCGGGCATGGAACTGCTGATATGGAACGTAGTCCTCTCCTTCCTCTCGGCCATCATTCTGTGGGTGGTCAAGAGTCATGCGGAAGAGGTCAAACGTATTCAGATTTTGCTGAACCGCACACGCGAGGAAGTCGCCAAGGAGTACGTCACGAAGGGCGACGTACACGACGACATGAATCGCGTGATTGCGCGGCTGGACAGGCTTGAAGGCAAGTTGGACGCATACATGAAGGAGCAGAGAAGTGCCCTCAGTTAGTGGAAAACAGCACAGATTCATGGCGGCGGTGGCTAACAACCCCAAGTTCGCCAAGAAAGCAGGCGTCCCACAGTCCGTGGGAGAAGAGTTCTTGAAGGCCGACAAGGGCCGCAAATTTGCCGGAGGTGGCGAGATGGAATCCAAGAAGATGATCGGTAAAGAGTTGGCCTTTATGAAAAAGAAGGGCGCTCCCAAGTCCATGATCAAGCATGAGATGTCCGAAATGAAGGGCATGAAGAAGATGGCTATGGGCGGCTTGTCTGCCGGTCACAAGCAAGCCGACGGTATTGCCAAAAAGGGCAAGACTCGTGGCATGGAAGTCAAGATGGCCGCAGGCGGTCTGGCCGCAGGTCACAAGCAGGCAGACGGTATTGCCAAGAAAGGTAAGACCCGTGGCATGCAAGTGAAGATGGCTAACGGCGGGAAGTGCTGATCATGGCTGAAGCAGGAGCAGGACGGGGCTTGGTCGTTCCCCCCACCGCCGCTGAAATGAAGCGGATTGAAGAGCGCGCCAATCGCGGTGTTTTCACCGAGGACAAGATCGGCAAGGTCAAGACGCCCAAGGGTGAGAAATTGCCCCGCGACTTGATGCCCGGTGATCTTCCTTCTCCGAAGAAGATGGCCGCTGGTGGGTATACCAAGTCGGCTGACGGCTGCTGCAAAAAGGGCAAGACTCGCGGGAAGATGGTATGAGAGCCAGCCGTGGAATGGGTTGTATCAACCCCGCCAAGATGCCCAAAGGGGTCGTCAAGCAGCGCCGTGACAACACGGATTTCACGGAGTATGCCGAGGGCGGTCAGACCAAGTCCAAGGTAAACGCGGCAGGCAACTACACCAAGCCCGGGATGCGGAAGGCTCTCTTTGAGTCAATCAAAGGGCAGGCAACTCAGGGTACGGCAGCAGGTCAGTGGAGCGCCCGCAAGGCTCAACTCCTGGCGAAGAAGTACAAGGAAAAGGGCGGAGGTTATCGTGGCTGAGTTGAAAGACGACGAAACACGTCTTGCCAAGTTTGGTGCGTTGTCTCCCGAGCGTAAGGCCGCTATTCGCGCTGCACAGCAAGAAGAACTGAAAGCCGCCACGAAGGAGCGTGCTCGCCCGATGGGCTCTCGTGTGCTTGATACTATGTCACAAGCGTTGGGTAGCGCGAAGGGCGCTGAAGCATCACGGCAGCGTGCAGCCGAAGATACCGCACGTCGAGAGCGCCGGTTTCAAGAAGCCCAAGATGCTGCAAGTATGTCTGATGAGGACATGGATAAGCAGCCGCGTATGTACGGCGACACCAAGGTGCATAAGTTGGCAAAGGGTGGCACTGCCTCTTCTCGTGCTGACGGCTGCTGCAAGCGCGGCAAAACCCGTGGAAAAGTGCTGTGAAGAAGCCGCAGCAATCCTTGAAGGACTGGACCGCTCAGAAATGGAGAACCAAAAGTGGTAAACGATCTTCTGACACGGGTGAAAGGTATCTTCCAGAGGCTGCGATCAAAAGTCTTTCCCCCCAAGAATACGCAGCAACAACCCGAGCAAAACGAGCAGGCAAAGCCTCCGGCAAGCAGTTCGTAGCCCAACCCAAGGCCGTAGCCAAGAAAACTGCAAGGTTCCGCTAAATGGCAACTTCAGGCACCGCTGTATTCAACCTCGATCTCTCTGAGGTCGTGGAAGAAGCCTTTGAGCGTTGTGGCTCAGAACTTCGCACGGGTTACGATCTTCGGACTGCCCGTCGCAGTCTGAACCTGCTCTTTGCCGACTGGGCAAACCGTGGCATCAATATGTGGACGATGGAGCAGGGGACGATAACCCTGACCTACAACCAGATGACCTACGCGTTGCCCAACGACACGGTGGACTTGCTTGAGCATCAAATTCGGACGCAGGCCAACAGCAGTAGCAATCAGGCTGATTTAAACATCACCCGGATTAGCATCAGCACTTACGCGACGATCCCGAACAAGTTGACCACCTCGCGCCCGATCCAGATTCTGGTTCAGCGCAACAACGGGATGGACAGCCCGATTGGGGCAACTCTGCCGTCCACGATCACGGCAAGCGCCACCACGATCACCCTGTCTTCGACTGCCGGTCTGCCCGCTCAAGGGTTCATCAAGATCGACAACGAAGTCATCGTCTACGGGTACATCACGGGCAACACGCTGTACAACTGCTTCCGTGGTCAGCAAGGCACAACACCTGCCAGTCATACCTCGGGCACCACGGTGTACTGGGCGCAGGTTCCTTGCGTGACGGTCTGGCCGGTGCCGGACAACTCGACTACCTACACCCTGGTGTACTGGAGACTGCGTCGGACGCAGGATGCCGGTCAGGGCGTGGACGTGGCAGATGTGCCTTTCCGCTTCATCCCCTGCATGGTGGCAGGCTTGTCCTACTACATGGGCATGAAGATTCCTGATGCCTATGACCGCCTGCCCATCCTGAAGTCTCAGTACGAGGAAGCATGGCAGTTGGCAGCAGACGAGGATCGAGAGAAGGCTGCAATCCGGTTTGTGCCGCGCCAGCAATTCATCGGCGGAGCGACTACCTGATGGAAGACAGAATCTTCCTGGCGTGGGCAGCAGGCTTCTTCGATGGAGAGGGCTGCGTGTTGGTGGAGTTGTCCAAACAAAAAGCCTGCAAACACGGCTTTAGGACAGTTCTCCATGCAACGGTCACGCAAACCAGTCTGCCTTGCTTGGAACTGTTTCTAGATCGTTTTGGCGGCAAGATTGTGACCAATGAGCACAAGACGCCAACGGGCCGCAGGTGGGCGGTTCAGTACCGCTGGAGCGTCAAGAACGATGATGCGATTGCATTCTTGAAGGCAATTCAGCCATACTGCGTCGTTAAACGAGAGCAGGTGGATGTTGCTGTGTCATACCCAACAAAAGGCGAAGACGGCAGAAAGTACGGGAACCGCTCAAACCCTATCCCAGAAGATGTCATGCAGGCCAGACTGAAGATGCGCGAAGTGCTTCAGAACATCCGGGCAAGCATGAAGACCGAAGCCAAACCGGCGAGGGAGCATCATGGGGAATAGGTTTGCTTCCGGGAAACGCAGTATTGCCATGTGCGATATATGCGGCCAACAGTTTAAACTGAAGCAACTCAAAGAAGAAGTTGTTAAAACCAAGCGGTACAACCTTCTGGTTTGTTCAGAGTGCTGGTCTCCCGACCATCCGCAGTTGCAACTGGGCATGTACCCCGTTGACGACCCCCAGGCGGTTCGGAACCCTCGTAGAGATTCGACGTACCGGACTGCTGGAACGAACAGTCTAGAGATCAACATCGCAAACCCGGAGCAAGGTTTTCCGACTGGTGGCTCACGGGATATTCAATGGGGTTGGAACCCTGTTGGCGGAGCAAGAGCAAATGATGCGGGACTGACGCCAAATTACTTGGTGGCAACCACATCTGTTGGTACAGTAACCATCCAAACGACGTAAGGAGTCGAACATGGACGCAAAGAAAGCCGTTCACAAGCATGAGAAGGCCATGCACCCTGGT